GAACTCATACCCCACCCCTCACACCCCCCGGTGCTCATGTCGTTCCCAGAACAGGTCCACGCTGAAAAACACCGGGTGCCCGGTGAGAGTTTGCGCCAGGCATGCAACCGCGTTGCGGATGCCCTGAAAGACAACTCCACACACTACAAACACTTTCGTGGAATGTTGATGGATGGCCGGTTCTCTCCCGGGGGCCGGGTATGGGCGGCGATGGGTGCGGCCCGCGACGTGACCGCATATAACTGCTTTGTGTCCGGGACCATCGACGACAGCATGGACGGCATCATGAAAGCCGCCACGGAGGCCGCACGGACCCTCAGGCTCGGTGGGGGTATCGGATACGACTTCTCCCCGCTTCGCCCGTCCGGGAGCCTCATTCGAAGTCTGGAGAGCCATGCAAGCGGTCCCGTCTCGTTCATGCACATCTTCGACGCCGTGTGTGGGACCATCAAGGCCGCCGGACACCGGCGCGGTGCGCAAATGGGCACGCTCCGCATCGACCACCCGGATATCCTCCAATTCATCCGCGCCAAGCAAACACCCGGTGCGCTCGCCAACTTCAACGTCTCGGTACTCGTGACGGATGCGTTCATGAATGCCCTCGAATATGGCCTCGATTTCGATCTAACATATAACAGCACTGTCTACTCCACTGTTAAAGCAGAGTGGCTGTGGGCGGAAATCATGCGGTCGACGTGGGACCACGCGGAGCCCGGCGTCCTGTTCATCGACACCATCAACCGCATGAACAACCTCTACTACTGCGAAGACATTGCCGCGACCAATCCGTGCGGGGAATTACCGCTACCGCCATACGGTGCATGTCTTCTCGGCTCGTTCAACGCAGCCGCGTACATGGTCAAAAACTCCACGGGTGTGTGGAAGTTCGACCTCGCCCAGTTCGAGGAAGACATCCCGCACGCCGTCCGCGCCATGGACAACGTGGTGGACCGCGCGCGCTATCCGCTCCCCAGGCACGAGGCCGAAGCCAAGAGCAAGCGGCGCATGGGTATCGGTGTCATGGGCGTGGCCAACGCCATCGAAGCCAAGAAGTGCCCCTATGGCTCGCCAGCCTATGTCTCCGGTCAAACCCAAATACTGCAAGCACTGACACACGGTGCGTATATCGCGTCCATCGAGCTTGCCCAAGAGAAGGGTGCATTCCCCCTCTTTTCCCCCGAACGGTATCCCCAGGGCAAGTTCATCGAGACCTTGCCCAAGGACATTCGGACGGCTATCGCCAAGCACGGCATCCGCAACTCCCATCTCATATCCATTGCTCCGACCGGTACGATATCCATGGCGGCGGACAACGTCTCCAGCGGCATCGAACCGACGTTTTCGAAGACACAGCTTCGCCGCGTGACACTTGGCGACGGCAGGGCTCAGGAGCAAATCCTTCACGACTACGGCGTGGGTACGTTCGGGAACGATCCACGCACGGTGGCTCAGTGCACGGTGGACGACCATATGGACGTGCTGCTCGGGGCGGTGCCCTACGTGGACAGTGCGATCTCGAAGACCGTGAACGTGCCTCGCGACATCGAGTGGGAAGACTTCAAGGACATCTACATTCGCGCTTACATGGGCGGTGCAAAGGGCATCACGACTTACCGGCCTGGCAACCGCGAGGATGTCCTTGTGGATGCGGACGCGCCCGCCGCCACGTGCGATGTCCAGGACCCCAACTGCCAAACTTGCGGTTGACATCCCCTGGCCACCTCTCCACTGTACTCCGGTACGTGTGTCCTTGCGTACTGGTTGTGGTGGCCGCGTCTCCCGCTTCGAATGGAACGACCCCGACAGGCCCCGGAAGGCCGGGGTAAAGGACATCGAATGCGGGAGATAGCCACACACCACACACCACACTCCCACCACTCCCCATGGAAGAGGAATTTAATGCCTGACACCAAGCCCCCGTTCGTTCTCAGCCTTCCCTTCAAAGCCCCTGATGGCATGGACCTGATGGCCACGCTTACCATCCGCGTGGACGCTATCGAAGTGAACTTTCAGCACTACTACGTACCGTATCAAGTCGAGGTCAGGAAGTTCAACGGCGACGTGCAAGCGTCCGCCATCGGCGTCAACAACCAGGTGCCGCGCGATCAAGTGCCGCCCACTCCCCTGCCCACCAGCAACGCTCCCGTGGACGATGGCATCTCCCCGGCTCCAGCCACTATCGACCACGCCGCACGTGTTGTCGATGCCCTCAAGAACGCCCACGAAGCCCTGAAAGCCGCAACGCCGCCTTCGCCGTCCCAGGCCCCCCTTACCCCTGAAAGGAAGATCGTGGAGGCGGTCGATACAGCCAAGGAAGTTGTCAAGGCTCAGACGCCCGCAGCCTCTACCGATGCCAAGGGATAAAGGGCTAGAAGAACTTACACAGCGTATACAGAAGGCCCCTGCCGCCGCGCACGGGGTCTTTTTTCCACATAGGCACCTTCAGGCTTCGCCCCCGTTCCACGCGGCGGCTATCGAGCGTATCCACTCCACGGTGCCTTATTTCCTTCTCATGGCGTTCCGTGGTGCCGCCAAGTCCACCCTCTTCGAAGAGGCGGCCATCATCCAGGCCATCTGCGGAGGCTTCCACAACTCTCTCATCGTGTCCGAGACCATCGACCAGGCGTGCGACCGGCTCCGCTCCATCAAGAACGAGCTGGAGACGAACGAGACAATCCTGGAGTATCTCGGGCCGCAAACTGGCGTCACGTGGCACGAGGCCAAGATCGTGCTGGCGAACGGGGTGTGTATTCAGGCGGCGGGCAGGGGCAAATCCCTTCGCGGTATGAAGCACTTACAGTACAGACCGGACTTCGTGTTCCTGGACGACATCGAGAGCGACGAGAGCATCAACACACCCGAGGCCATCGACAAGGTCGTGAAGTGGTACTACAGCACCCTGATCCCCGCGCTGGCCCGGCCTCACCGGGTGCGGATCGCCGCTACTCCGCTGGCCCCGAACGCTTTGTGTGTACAGCTTGCCAACGCCCAACAGTTCGAGACCCAGAAGGTTCCCGTCTACTACCACAGCAAGGGGACGCTCGTCAGCTCATGGCCCGAGATGTTTCCTGTCGAGGAGATGCTGGCCATGAGGGACGAGTACGAGCGTATGGGCAGCCTTGCGGGGTTCGGACAGGAGTTTCTATGCGAGGCGGAGATGACGGAGCATAAGGCGTTCGATGTCACCAGCATCCCCGTGGACGCCTCCTACAAGCACGAGTACCAGTCCACCTTCATCATTTGCGACCCAGCCCGCACCACGAAGGCCACTAGCTCGCTGACCGGCTATGTGGCCGCGTCGTGGATCGACAACAAGCTCATCGTGTGGGAGGGCACTGGCGAGACCCACAAGCCGTCCGAGATCATCGACCATCTCTTCAAACTCGACCTCAAGTACAACCCCACCGCTATCGCCGTGGAGCGAGACGGGCTCGAGGAGTTCCTGATGGAGCCCCTACGGCGGGAGCAACTGGTGCGGAACCACCAGCTCCCCCTGGAGCCGGTGCGGGCACCGAAAGGCAAGCTCCAGTTCATCAAGGCTCTTCAGCCGTACATCAAGGCAGGGGAGGTCATCCTTGCGCAGCCGTCCGATGCGCTCACGCGCCAGCTCCAGAACTTTCCGAGCGGCAAGCTCGATACCCTCAACGCCTTGGCCTACGCGCTCCGGCTCCATCCCGGCACGCCGGTCTATAGCTTTCCACCGGACGCCGACCGTATCGTCGATGTCGAGGCCCTACGCTTTCCTATCTCCGGCCCATTCGTACTCGCCCTTAACGCGACGACGACCGAGACGGCGGGAGCCATCGTGGCCACGCCGTCCTACTATTACCCTACCAAAAAAACACTTTATAGAGTACGATGTCACGGGCCTCAAAACCTACGTGCAAATGCAGGGGTACCGGCCTTCCGTGGGTGCGGACCCGGTGCAAGGCCGGATGGAGATCGTCAAGCGCATTGCGAATGGTACGCTCAAAGTGGACGGAAAGTGTCGGTGGGTCATTCGAGGCTTGACTGGGGGCTTTGCCTATGAGCCAAATAAACAGAAGCCAAAGGCAAATTCATACACCACTTTGATGGAAGCCATCGAAGCGGCGGTCGTAGGGGTCAAAAACCTCGAACCAGCCCAGCACGGCAATTGGAAAACAGCGGCGGACGGGAGGCGCTACCTGTCCTCCAAATAGGGGGTAAGGGATGGCGGACAGAGAACCGGACGGTGAGCTCGACGATGAGATCGACGATGCCGGGCCCGAGATCGAAGTCCTGGAGATGGACGAATGGATCGAAGACAATAAGCGCCACTATATCGACGATGAAGATGTTGCTGAAGAGCTTGCTAAAAAGTCGCGCGATGTCGCAAAAGGCTTTGAAGACCAGCAAGAGCGTGCGGAGAGTTTACAGAGTTATTGGGATATCTATAACTGCAAACTCGGGGAGCAACAGTCCTATACAGGAACATCCCGGACGTTCATTCCGCTCGTCTTCAATGCGGTAAACGCCCGCAAGACGCGGTTCACCAACCAGATATTTCCCCAGTCGAAGCGTCACGTCGAGGTCTTGAGCACGGATGGCACCCAGCCGGACGCCGCGCTTGCCATCCTCGAACACTATATCGATGAGACGCGACTGCGGACCGAGATCATGCCCGCGATGTGCAAGGCGGGGGACATCGAAGGCCAGTACAGCCTTTACGTCGGCTGGAGCACGACCGAGCGCAAGGTCTACAAGCGTGTGAAGATGCCGCTCGACCCGAAGACCGGTGCGGCATCCGACCCAAAGAAAGACTTCCTTGAGGTCGAGAAGATCGTGGACGGCAAGCCGTTCGTGGAGGTCATCTCGGATAGCGACTTGTTCATATTTCCCGCGACGGCGGACAGTATCGAGGACGCCCTATTGAAGGGCGGCGGCGCGGCGCTGATCCGGCGCTACTCCAAAGCCAAGCTGAAGAAACTAGTGAAGGACGGGACGCTCGACGAGGAAGCGACCGAGTCGCTGGTCGAACACATGGAGGATGTCGCCAGCAAGATCAATCGCCCCAACCGTAAGAAAAAACAGCTTGACAGTCTAGGAATCAAGGGGGGCGGGAAAGAAGCGGAAATCTACGAGATGTGGATCAACGTCGAGATCGACGGCGAAGAGTGCTTATGCCAAGCCTTCGCCCGCTCCGACGGTAAGCTCCTCGGGTGCCGGAAGAGCCCTTATTGGAACGGCAAAGTGCCGGTCGTCTCGGCTTCGCTGGAGAAGGTTGGGGGGACGTTCAAAGGAGAGAGCAAAGTAAAGTTCTGCGCACAGATGCAATACTACGCCAACGACGCGATCAACATCGCCATGGACAGCGCGATCTTCTCCCTACAACCTATCGTAATGACCGATCCCGAACGCAACCCAAGAATTGCATCCATGGTGCTGAACATGGCCGCGATCTGGGAAGTTTCGCCGGAACACACCAAGTTCGTGCAGTTCCCCGAGCTGTGGCGGCAAGGCTTCGAACTTGTCAGCTCGGCTAAAGCCGAAGTGATGCAAGTGATGAGTGTGTCGCCCGCCGCGATCACCCAGACTGGGAACAAGAGGAAGACGGGACAGGCGGAGCTTGCGAACGAGCAGCAAGTGGACATCCTCACGACCGCCGATGCGGTGACGGTGATCGAGAATGGCATCCTTACCCCGCTCGTCAATTGGTTCTTCGACCTGGACTATCAATACCGCGACCGGGCAATCTTCATCAAGAAGCTGGGTCAGCTCGGCGTTCTGGCCTCCATGGAAGAGATACCGCCGCTTCAGGTCGAAGGCCGGTACAGCTTCAAGTGGTTCGGCGTCGAGGCGGCACGCAACGCGGCGGCGGTGCAGCAACAGATCGCGGCGATGAACGTGCTAAGGGGTATCCCGCCGCAGTCCTATCCCGGCCATGTGCTCGACCTCACACCCATCATCACGCAAACGGTCGAGAGCACGTTTGGCCCCCGGCTTGCCCATCTCATCTTCAAGCCGATCAAGGAAACGATGTCGATGCCTCCCGAGCAGGAGAACGATCTGCTGACCTCGGGCTTCCGCATCCCTGTCGGCCCCCAGGATGACGACCAAGCCCACATCCAATCCCACCAGGTCGCAGTGATGCTCGACACGAGTGGAGAAGTTAAAGCACACATAATGCTTCACGTTAAAGCCTTGAACGAGAAGCAGATGGCGAAGGCTCCGAAAGGCGTCCCCGGTACGCCTGCACCGGGGCAACCGGGGGCCGGTGCGCAAGGCCAAGGCCCTAACCAGCCGACGCCCGGTGCGATGCCGATGCGGCTTCCGGTCGGCGGGCAAAGTCCTGCTGGCTCTATCCCCGCCGATCAGGCAAACTTAGGGCGTGCGGGACGCGAACCACGAGGTGGGTAATGAACTGGCTGACAGAGCAGATGGTTGAAAGTGCTCTTGACTATGCTCAGAATAACCTAACTCAAGCCGACTACATCGGGATAGCCATGAGGGCTATCGCGCGCGCGACCAAGTGGCTGGAAGCTGAAACGAAAAAACTGCAAGCCCAAACCCCGGTCAACCTTCCTCACGTCCATCCCACCGTTGCCCCCGTCAAGACCGTCGAGGAGGCCCGGGCCAGCGCGGCTTCGGCTCCCGGCACCCTGGAGGCCCACTACGAGGATATGTTTCGAACGGCGGTGCTTAACACTCACATGGTGCCGTATGCGCAGTCGGTTGCGCACAAGATCATGAACTCCAAGCCCCGGTATCTTGCGATCCAAAAGCTGTCTGGAGTGCCTTGGTTTTTCATCGGCTTGCTGCACGAGCGGGAAAGCAGTTGCAACTTTGCCACTTACCTGGGGAACGGACAGCCGCTTAGCCAGCGCACAACGATCGTGCCAGTTGGGCGCGGACCCTTCAAAACCTTTGAAGCAGGTGCCCTCGATGCCTTGGAACGAATGGGGTACACAAAGGTTAAAGTATGGACGCTTGGCAAAGTGTTGCGTCTCTGTGAACTGTTCAATGGTGACGGATACCGTCTTTATCACCATATCTATTCTCCATATGTATGGAGTGGAACACAGTATTATGTGCGTGGAAAATATGTGAAAGACGGCGTGTTCAATGCCAACGTTGTCGATAGCCAGTTAGGGACTGCACTTATCTTAAAAGAAATGCTTGTGTTCGACCCTAAAGTGTTGACAGCGGTGTGACCGCATAGGTAGCTTAAGCGAGCAACTACGAAAGGACTTCCGATGACTGCACTTTCTATCGGCCTTGAACTGGCAAAGTTCTCCATCAAGGCGCTCGCCGAGTTCGATTGGACGAAAGTTCTTCCAGCTCAATTCGCTCAAATCGTTCACGCCCTCCTTGGATTTCTGGAGACCGCTCTCGGCTTCTTCGAAGCCAAGACGGCAAAGAACGCTCTTCCCGCCCACGCTTTCGCAAGTTAAGCCGTAGCGTGCGCCTATGAAAACCAGGAAACGCATCCATATGACGATGACACCGATCTCTCGCGAACAGCTTGTCGAGACCGCTCAAGCCATCTCTCTTCACACAGTGTACAAGATCATGGTTGGGGCGCTTACCATGATCCTTATTCCGGTCTTGCTGTGGGTGTTCATGGGGTCCTACTACACGATGATTGAAATCCAGAGGTCAGCTACTCGGACTGAAACGGAGCTAGCGCTTCTTAAACAGGAGATCACCGCCAAAACCGCATACATCATTGCGGATGTCGATCTTGTCAAGTCCCGGCTCGGCCAGTTCGAAGAGCGACTTTACATTAAAATCGATGGGAACGAGCGCAAGCTGGAGGGCATGGTCCCTTTTTTCGCCCCACCCTCCGACCGCAAGGTAACCCCTATCCCAGTACCCACCACACGAAGGTAAGAGAGACGCCATGCCCATGCTTGTCACGGAGATGCAAGATGCCTACGAAGCCGATGAAGACGAAGAAGAAATCGATGACGGAGAAGATGGTGGGGCCGATAAAGACGAAGACGAACAAGACGACGGCGATGATGCCGATGGACAAGGCGGACGAGAACGACCGGGTGATGAGGCGGAGCGAGCAGGCGAAGATGATGAAGAACGGGACGAAGCCGAAGACGACGAAGAGCGGGCGGACGAGCCGGAACACAAACTAACGGACAAGCCTCTATCCCGCGCATCCCGTACCGTCGTCGAAGCGAAGCAGCGCGCCAAGGAAGCGACCGCTCGCGAAGAGGCCGCACGCCGCGAGCTGGCTGAATATAAAAGCCGCGAGGCCGAGCGCGCCCGTCAAGCCGCCGATCAGACAGCAGTTCGTGAAGCGGAATTGCTTCAACAGATGACGCCCGAAGAGCGGATGGAATACCGCTTCGCCAAGCTTGAAGAGCAGCGCCAATACGATAAACGTTCCGCCGACTTTCGTTCATGGGATGAAGGTGATAAATCACAGTACAAAGCAAAAGCAGAAGGCTCGACTAAACTTGCCGCCACTTATAAGAGACATGCGGATCAAGTTGAAAAACTGCTTGCATTGGCTAGACAGAATGGGCAAAATCATTCCCGTGAGCTTTTGTTAACGCTCTGTGTAGGTAAGGAACTGCTTGAGATGGCCGATAAGTCCCCAAAGGGTTCCGCTCCGAAACCGACGCGCAAAACACCGAAGTCCCCCAATTCGCGGGCCGATGTCCCCTCAACGCCAAAGGGTGCCAGAAAGCCTACGTCAGAAAGAGAAGTACTGTACGAAAAGTTAAAGGATGTTCGTTTGTAAGCCTCAGGCGGAGTAGGCTTTGGAGTAGAGTAAAATGGCCGGTACCAATACCGCTTCCCAGTTTTCGCCCGCCGACGTTGAAGGCTATATCGCCACGGAGACGCTACCGCTCGCACGCCGCCAGCTCGTAGCCTATCAGTTCGGCGATCCATTGACCCTTCCTGAAGGGCGCGGCACGACCTACACGGCAACACGCTTCAACCGCGTGCCTTTGCCGTTCTCGCCTATCTCTGAAGGCTCGCCGCCTCCAGGCCAGACGATGACCCTCGCTCAGGTATCCGCGACCGCCCAGCAATGGGGCGACCGGATCATCATCACTGACGTTGCCGAGCTGACCATCAAACACCCCCTCTTCAAAAAGGCCATGGAGCTTATCGCTCTTCAGGTCTCCGAGACATTCGAGCGCAACACTATGAACGCTCTTATGGGGGGCACTCAGGTCAACACGGCTGGTGGTGTCGGCTCCCGTGCAGCTCTTATCGGTACCTCGGTGATAAAAGGAGCGGATTTGAACCGTGCGACGGCTCAGCTTCTCAACCTCGGTGCGCCTCGGTACATGGGCGATGAGATGACGAACACGAAGCTCGATGCCGATGCCGGTGGCGAGCGTGCGTCCGACGATCCACGAGGCATGCCGCACTATGTTGCGATCATGCATCCATTTGTCAGTGGCGACTTCTACAACGACAACACGATTGTCACGGCACTTTCGTATTCCGACATCAACCGGCTCTATAACGCGGAGCTTGGCGAATGGCGCGGCGTGCGCATCGTGCAAACGAACCTCGTCCCGTCGTTTACGGGCTTCGCGGCCTTGACACCAGCGGCTCAGGCCGGTGGTGGATCGTTTGCGGCAAACTCTTTCTTCTTTGTCGTCACCGCGTCCGATACCCAGAACCAGTACGAGAGCCGCATCTACCAGACAACGGCGGGTGTCGCCATCGCGGCTTCCGGCTCCGCTACTCTGGTGCTGCCAGCCCTTCCCGGCTTCACCTATTCGGTGTATGTCGGATTGAGCACGACCGTCACCAACCTCGCGACGTGTGCCACCGGTCCAACATACGGCCCCCTTACCGGCCAAGCGACCCAGCTTGCTCCAGGTACGACCGTTACCCTAACGGGTGTCGGTGCGACCCAGACTCCTCCCGCCCCGCCCGCTACCGGCGTGACGGTATACCCGACGTTCGTGATCGGACGCGGTGCTTACGGACAGGTTGTTCTGAGCGACGTACAGTTCAGCTACCTGAAAGACGCGGACAAGTCTGACCCCCTCAACCAGTTGCGCATTGTAGGCTGGAAGGCCTTTTATGGCACGCTGATCGAGAACCAGAACTTTTTCATGAGGATCGAAAGCGCTTCGGCGATCACTTCGACCTTCAACTAATAAACCCCCAGGGGAGCCGTGTCAGGGCTCCCCGCCACACTTTCAGGTATAGTCGATGACCCGCAGCTACCGCCAGAAAACCAAGATCGCCGTCGCCGCTGAAGTCAAGGCGCGTCCTGAAGATGTATCGTTTCTTACTGAAGAGGAGATCGCTCTTCTCGAAGACGAGGCAGACCAGGAAGTTCAGCAAGAACTAAAAGACAAAGAGATTGAGCGCGTCAAAGCGAGCATCCGAAGCCGCAAGCGCCGCGAAGCCTCTTTGGAAGGGGAGATGGTCACGGTCCTTATCGATGTTCCTGGACACAGCGACCGCATTACGGTAGACGGGTCCGTCTACTTCCATGGCCACTCGTATGTCGTCCCATACGGCCTGTCTCAGATGATCCACGAGATCATGTTTCGAGCGTGGCAGCACGAGTGGAATGTGGGGGGAGCGAATAGCAACGACTACCGCCGTCCGACGAACACCCAGCTCAACATGGCGAACCTACACCAGGTTCCAACCATCAACCTTTCAAGGCAGTTTTAAATGACCGCAGCAGCCACTC